CCCTGAAAAGGAATACACACCATGTCTAAAACACCTGTAAAAGCTACCGCCGCTGTCTCTGCAACTGCAACCCCTGCAAAAGCCGCCCCCGCCGCAACTGCAACAAAAACCCGCATTGCGCCTGAACTTACTGAAATTTCCAGCGCCGTTGAAATGCCCAAGAAAACAAGCAATCGCGGTTCAAAGTCGCTTTACCCGTTTGGAAAACTTGAAGTTGGTCAATCGTTTGGCGTCACCAACAAAACCGCCGCCGGCATGGCTTCCATCATTTCCAACCAGAACCGCAAAAACCGTGAAGAAAAGGTTGATGAAAACGGCAATGCCGTGTTTGAAACCAAAGAATTGAAAGGTCAAGATGGTGCAATCACGACTGTTCCAACTGACAAGCCGGTTATCACTGTGAACAAGCATTTCTTTGCCAGCGATTGCGACCCTAAATCCGATCCTGATAACGCATCGGTTCGCGTTTTCCGCGACAAGTAAAATGGCCTGGTAAAAGTAGTTTCGACACTGCACCGACTATTTTAAACCACCCGTTCCTTGATTGGTTCGGGTGGTTTTTTCATACGCGATCAACATCACCGGTCAAGCTTGAACTGTTGTCACGTTCAGAAATCAGACCAGAAAGAATTTCAGCAACAGTTTTGAATTGCGTTTGAATTTCATGCGCTGAACCAAACTTTGCAAACTTTGCTGAAACAGCACCATCAACCGAAACTTGATCATACTTGCTTGGTGTGTAATCAATCGAAAGAACACCAGGTGTATTAAGATGACGTAATGCGATTTCGTATGTTGCATTTTCGATTTCACGCGGGGTTTCAGTATCGGGGATCAGATACCCGTAAAAATCAATATGACCACGGCGCGGCCATTCACGAACTTGATCACGTTCACCAACTTTCCAACCTTGGAATTTAGAACGATAACGTGCGTCAATCCATTCGGACGCGACTAGAAGTGCGGTTTCTTTTTCTTCATCCGTATCAACATCAACCGGAACGGCATTGTCACGGGATTGATGATAAGCGGTAAACCCGTCCGCTGTACCGTAAAAATCAGGCATTCTATCCATCCTTGTTTGTTTCGCTTAGATTATATGCGCCTGAACTATTTTGCAAGAAAGTTCAAAATAGTTCTTGACCATCGCAATGACCATCGCTATAACTAAGACAACGAAACAGAATAGATGGAAACGAAACAATGACACATTCAGCAAAGAGAATTTCAAAAGGTTTTTATGAATATCGCGGTTATACCATTGAAGATATGAAGCCTTACGGCGGGCCAGCATGGGCGATTACTTGCCCTGGTGAAACCAGTGCTGAAGATATGGCTGAAACTTTAAAAGATGCAAAAGCTATTGTGGACCGGTATGAAGCAAACAACGTATGAAAAAACCGCCCGAACCAATCAAGGAACGGGCGGTTTTTTTCATACGTTGATGAATAGTTAACCAGCGGTCAATGCCATGATTGCCGCCCAAGCATCGGCTTCAGAACCGTAGCCTTTCGCATCAATTCCTTCAGCTTCAATTTTCTTACCATCTTCACCAACAACAAAATGTTTGCGACCTTCTTTTGCAACAAGCATTTTTGGCGCTGGTTCAGCCGGTGTAGCCGGTTCAGCCGGTGTAGCCGGTGTAGCTGGTTCAGCCGGTGTAGCTGGTTCAGCTTCAATCAATTCGTGTTGTTCAGGATCGTAATCAGATTTGTTAATCAGAACCGGCCCATCATCTGTTTTGATCGTAACCGTTGGAAGTTTCGCGTTCATGGGTTTTCCCTTTCAGTTTGAAGAAAGGGCGCAAGGTTTCCCCCGCGCCCTGATGAAGCTGTAAGCGATTAGCCCAGCAGCAATGCCATGTGTTCAGGCTTGGTTGCCTTGACGCCCCATGCAATCGACACTTCAGCGGAAATCTTGCGATAACCCGCGTAAATGGCGATTTCAAACACCAGACCCGAACGCGGATCGGTGATCATGATACGATCAAGCGCCGCGTCACCCTCTTGTGGCAACGCTGGTGGGCGTGTCACAAGGTGCAGGGCGTTGGCGGTGAATGCAACATTGGCGGCGTAGTCATCAGACACCGTGGCGGCTGTTGCAGATGCAGGAATTGCAACTTGCAGACCAGGCGCAGCGATGGTGATTGTACCACCACCCGAAACATCAGCGTCACCAGACGTTACCAGATATTTACTTGCGTCACCGGCGAACGAAACAACATCACCGGCAAGGATTGTACCAGTACCAGCACTTGCGAGTGTGATGACAGTTGCACCAACTGCATAACCGGCGTTGTCGGTTGTTGCAGAGGCACCTGTACCGGCTGTATGAAGAACAGCTTGACCGCTTTCTTTCAACGAAATGCCGTGAACGTCCAAAAGTTCACCTTGACGCAATGTCATGGTTGTTCCGGCTTCATTGGCTTTGGTCAAATTCGACAATGTACGAACCGCCGCGCCCGCTGAAGTATTCATCACCAGCGAACGACCCGTCGATGGTGCGCCGTTGTCATCAAGGATTTTACGGATTTGCGCTGTATCACCAAGATTAGTTGCGAAAGGTGTTGTGCCGGCTGTACCGTAAGCGCGTGAAGCGGCGGCTGTTGCTGCAACAGCAAGATCAGCTTCAACTTCATTTGTCAGAACGCGCAATGCTTGTGCAATCATATCCGCTTGAACGGAAAGATAACCAGGGCCAGAATTCAGACCGCGTTGTTCTTCACCAGTAAAACCAAAACGCGAACCGCGTGATTTGGTAATTGCCATGAATGCATTGCCAATTGTTTGATCAGCGGGTTCGGGAATGGTCATTGCCGGAACAATATCATGTGCCGATGCATTTGGTGCAACGTGATATGTTACAGATTGACCAACGGCGGCGCGTTCTGCACCAGGTGCGCGGGCGGCTGAAGGAATAAACCCAACCAATTCACGCGACACAACGTCAACAGCCGCATAAAGATCAGGGATCAAACCGGTAAGTGTGTTTGCATATGCCGCATTGTGGATCAGACCAGGTGCGGCAAGGATCGTACTTGCAACAGCAATTGACCCAAGTTTCATAGATTTACGCATTTTCGCGCCTTTCAGTAATTGTGAAAATAAAAGGTCATCCAACCCAAGCACCATCAATCATCCAATATCCGGCATTATGTTTCGGAATTTACATGACAATAACAGGACGGTCAACGGCTTTTGACGATTTCAAAGGATTATAGAAAATAGTTCTTGACCATCGCAACAACCATCGCTATAACTAAGACAATAGTTGAACAAAGGAATGAAACAATGACTAAACCGTTAGCAACGCAAATCACTGAAGCAATTGAGGCAAACCAAAAAGTTAAAAATCAACTTTCTACAATTGGAAAACAATTTCAATCCGTTGAAGATGCTTTAAATTTAGAAGGTGGTCAAACTGTAAAAATGTCTGAAGCATGGAACAGATTTAAAACATCGTTTGAATTTATGAACAAGGTAACTTACGAACATTCACAAACGCTAACAGATAATCATTCTGAATTGCGTGAATTGCGAGGAAAAAAATAAAAAACCGCCCGCGCTGGAAAACCCCAAAACAGCGCGGGCGGTTCTATCAACCGACTAAAGGGAGGGAATTAGCCGATCAATCCACAATCGTCACTTCACCTTTACCAGCAAGTTGTGACGTTTCCGATTGTTGGGCTGGTGACATTTTTTCAAATTCAGACCGCATTACGCGCCGCCCTGTACCACGCCCGCCACCTTTACCTTGGCTATCGGAACCTTGATGACCGTCCGCTTTAAGAATTTCATCTTTATCAGCGCGTGAACCAACAAGAATTTCAAGGGCTTCATCAAAAGATGCAACTTCACCCATGTTCTTTTTGGAATAAACCTTGTTACCATCGGGGCCATAAGGGACCGGTTTACCATCTTCCATTTTGAAGTGACGCCCGAATTCAGCTTTGAACATTGATTTTGGAACACCAACTTGTGTGTTCAAGAATTCAGAATTTGCAAAAGATGTTTCAAGCTTCAGACCATCAAGATTTCCAGTCAAAGCTTCAATTGCTTTATCTTTTTCGGCAATTTGCGCAGTGAAACCTTTGCTAATTTCATCTTTCACTTTGTCAACTTCACCGGCATCAATCAATTTCTTTTGATCAATCTTTGCGAGTGTTTCAACAGCTTCTTTATATTTTTCAGGATCAACATCTTTGAATTTTTCAAGATCAGCTTCAGCTTTTTCTTTTGCCTTACGGTGTGAAGCCGCTTCACCATTCAAACGGCTGATCGTATCGCCTTGAACGCTTTGTTCTTTTCCATCCGTTCCAATATAAACGGGATTGCCTTCAGCATCTTTTTCAAGATTACCATCAGCATCAACTTTCCAACCGTTCTTGTTGTCAAATGCGATTGGCATCTGAATTGCCGCCGCATCTGGACGTGAAGCGATTGCCGCGATTGCAACAAGTGCTGTTGTGTTCATCAAAATAGTGTTTTTCATTTTACAGTTCTTTCCGGTCATCCAACCGTTGCGCCTTGATCATCCGATACCAGGCAATTGGGGTTCGTTAGGGTTTAGTTGTAACTTATGAATACACAGGTTTTACAAAGGTTTCCAGTGGATTTTGCCCAAATGCGATGGGGTGTTACAGCACCCAAGAAAAAATCACCAATCGCAGTTTCCAAAATTCTTTCCAAAGGTTTCACAACAATGCATTCATCTTGATTGTCATCAGGGTATGTTTCATCAGATGTAGCTGCAATGTGAATATTGTCGCGTTCACTTTGGTTTTGCAAAGTGAATTTGTTGACATTCGCAATCGTCAACAAATGCCATTGACTGTTGTCAATTTTAACAACCTTGTTTTCACCCATCGGTTAAACCCTCGTTCTCACTAAGTTCATATCCTGGAATTTCGTCTAAGATATTCTGTAATTCTGTATCGTGATCAAATTCAGCAGATAGAACACCGCGCCGTTTTGTTTCAAGATGAAGTGTTTTCTGCGATAGATCGCCACTTTCACGCATTCCGCGCAAATGTTCAAGACCACCATCACCATCAAGGAAATTGTCAAATTCAGTGTAAACGTTCACGCCCGGTTCTTGACCATCAAGTTTTAACCAAAGCGCGGTGATCTTCATTGCATTTTCAAGCGCATCTTTCAAACCAATTGCCCATGCACCAACGGCGCTTTTTGCCTTACCAGCCGCCATTGCTGAATTGATCACTGTAACGTTTGCATTTGCTGTAAGCGGTTGACGACCTAGTTCACGCAAATCTTGCTTGGTATCTTTAATGTCAGAGGCAAGAAATGTAAGTGAAGCGGCGCTTGGTTCAACATAAGACCATGAACCGGAATTACCATTACCGTCAGGCGGTGCATAAAGAACTTTCGCCGGTCCTAATGAAAGCGGTTTTGGTTTACCTTGTTCATCTTTTTCAGGCTTAACACCGTTGCCTGAAAGCATTGGATAAGCGGTCAATATTTTAGCGAATTTCAACGCGCTTTCTTGTTGATACAATTCAACCTGAAGATCAGCCGCATCTTGCATTGCGGGGAAATAGTTAAAACCGTTACCATCGCGCCGCCCTGTTGCAAACGGTACAAGCGGGATAACAGAAATGGTTAACGAACCACCAATATCTTTAATCCATTCCGTTTTGCCAGATGTACCGCTTGTATCTTTCTTGTAAAGTTGCCAAGTGATCGCACCGGTATCTTCACGCTTGAATTCACGGATCATATCGGGTTCACCAGGTTCAAGAATGCGAACCAATGTTAGAACCTGTTTACCGTTTTCAATTTTAGTTTCAGCACGTAAAACATTGCGTCCAAGAACATGTGACCAGAACGGGCGAACACCAGCGGCTTTTTGATCAGCCTTGGTTTTCACCTTTTCACTGTCAACCGTTGGGTAATCAATCAAAATCCAATCAATCGCATGTGCAATGCCGC